TCAACCAGTACTAGCACTACAAATTTTATCTACGGCAGCATGACCGTTAATACTCTTTCTAGCAATAAAACAGTAGCACACACCATTGCTTTTAGATTTTCAGCAACTTTTAATGTTACCAATTTTAATATTAGTGGAAGGGCTGGAAACTTAGTAACGCTTTCTTCAAGTTTTTCACCGAGTCAATTTACTTTAAGCAAATCTAGTGGAATTGTAAGTTCTGATTATTTAAGTATTCAAGATAGTAATGCTACAGGTGGTGCTACATGGTACGCAGGGGCAAATTCAACCAACGTCAGCAATAATACAGGATGGATATTTACCGCACCCCCAGCAGGTAATACATCTAGTTTCTTTTTACTATTTAATTAAAAAACCACTTGACTTTTTAGCAAAAGTGTGGTAAACTTGCAAAAATAAGTAAGTAAGTACTCACTTCTCCAATAGGACAAAGAAGAATGATAGACAAAAAACTACAAAGCTATTACGAGAATAGATTCTCAATGATGTCAACTGAAGGTTGGCAAGATTTAGTGGAAGATGCACAAAATATGTTCAATTCGTTGAACCATGTGCTATCAATCCAGAGTGAAGCGGATTTAATGGTAAAGAAGGGACAACTGGACTTGCTTCAGTGGCTCATTACCCTTAAACCTGCTTCAGAACAGGCTTACGAGCAGCTCATGTCGGGAGACTCAGCAGATGGCTCGTAGAATGTACGATTTTAAGTGTAGTGAAGAACATATTACAGAAGGTTTTGTTGATTATGAGACAACAACAATCACCTGTGGTTGTGGGAATGTAGCTAATCGAATTATCTCTCCTGTAAGGGTGAGTTTAGATGGCACAGACCCAACTTACGTGGCTGCCTACGATAGATGGGCGAAAAGACACGAAGATAAGCAGAAGCAAGAAGCAAAGCAAAACGCCTAAGATACCTTTACCACAAGTAGAGCCTTAGATTACAAATCCTAAAATCACTTGATTCGGTGACAGGAGACTTTAAATGGCAGCAAACTTTATTCAAGAAGAAGAACTGTTTAACAGCAGCGAAGAAGAAGTAGTACAAGACATTACAACACCAGTACCTGACAGCACTGCTGCAGGACAAACTGAAACAGCGAATGTCAGTGAACCCGTGGAAGAATTACCAGAGAAGTATCGTGGTAAGTCAGCTATTGAGATTGCTAAGATGCACCAAGAGGCTGAAAAGTTAATTGGACGACAAGCAAATGAGGTTCATGAAGTACGAAGTCTTGCAGACCAACTGTTAAAACAACAACTCGACTCTAAGGCTAAGGAAGCGAAGCCTATTGAAGAATCGCTCGAAGAAGACTTTTTTGCAGACCCAGCTAGTGCGGTCAACAGACAAGTAGAGAAGCATCCTGCAGTTCTTGAAGCAAGACAAGCAGCGTTAGACATGAAGCGCATGAAGACAGCTCAACAGTTGTCCTCGAAGCACCCAGACTTTGCCACTATCGCATCCGATAGCGGATTTCAAGATTGGGTTAAATCTTCTGCTATTCGCTTAAACTTGTTTGCTAAAGCTGACGCTGAATTCGACTTTGAATCCGCTGATGAATTGTTAAGTACCTACAAGGAACTCAAACAAATCAAACAGCAGAACCAAGTTCAACAATCAGCCAATGTAGAAAGCAAAGCTCAAGAACAGGCAATGAAGGCAGCTACAGTCGATGTTGGTGGTGCTGGCGAAACCAGTAGAAAAGTGTATCGTAGAGCAGACCTTATTAAACTGAGAATGACAGACCCTGACCGTTATATGCAAATGTCTGATGAAATCATGCAAGCATACAGCGAAGGGCGAGTTAAGTAATTTTAGAATTTCTAATTAAAGGAAAAATATCATGGCATTAGTAGGCGCAGCATATCCGGGTGGTTCAACATCCGTAGTAACAAAAGCAAACGCAGACAAGTTCATTCCAGAAATCTGGTCTGATGAAGTTATCGCTGCTTACAAGAAAAACCTAGTATTGGCTAATCTTGTTCGTAAAATGTCTTTCAAAGGCAAAAAAGGCGATACACTGCACATCCCTAAACCAACTCGTGGCGTAGCTACTGCTAAAGCAGCTAACACTGCAGTTACCGTTCAAGCTGATACTGAGAGCGAAGTATTGGTTGCAGTTGACCAACACTTTGAGTACTCACGTTTTATCGAGGACATCACAGAAGTTCAAGCATTAGCTTCACTGCGTTCTTTCTACACTGAAGATGCTGGTTACGCTTTGGCTAAGAAAGTGGATGACTTGTTAATCGCTGGTGGTAAGTCTTATGGCGATGGCGATGCGTCTGATTGGGTACACAGCAATGCGTACTTTATCGATGCAAGTACAGGTTTGACACTGTACGCTCTCGACACTGTAACCACCTCTGACTTGTTCACAGACGCTGGTTTCCGTAAGCTAATCCAGTTGATGGATGACGCTGACGTACCAATGGATGGTCGTAAGTTTGCGATTCCTCCTTCACTGCGTAATGCAATCATGGGTATTGACCGTTACAACTCCAGCGACTTCGTTGATGGTCGTGGCGTAAACAATGGTCAAATCGGTAAGTTGTATGGCATTGATGTTTATGTATCAAGCAATATGCCTGTTATCGAAACAGCCGCTGATAACTCAGTTGGTGATGCAATTAAAGCTGCACTCTTGTTCCACACAGACACAACCGTGTTTGCAGAGCAACTTGGTGTTCGCTCACAAGTACAGTACAAGCAAGAGTATCTGTCTACACTTTACACTGCTGACACATTGTTTGGCACTAAAGTTGTACGTCCAGAAGCTGGCTTCGTATTGGCTGTAAACGCCTAGTAGTAACTCCTCCCCTGTCCTACCTTACTTTGGACGGGGGAGTTTGTTTAAGTACATTCCATAGAGTGTATTTAAACAAGTCAAGGAGATTAAATGTCAATCTATCGTGGAGCAGGTGGCTCAGGTGATGCTGTAAATGATTCTTCAAGCGAAGCTACATTAGTTGCTCAGTTAGCTGTTCAAGCTCAGTCTTCAGCAGACGCTGCTGCCACAAGCGCCTCTGCTGCTGCAGGTTCAGCCAGTTCTGCATCTACATCTGCCGCCGCTGCTGCTGCTTCTGCAGCTTCAATAAATCTTTCTAGTATTGCTATTACTGGTGGCTCAATAAACAACACCTCTATCGGTGCATCTACAGCATCTACAGGTGCGTTCTCTACAGTAGCCTACACAGGTACACTCACAGGTGGTACTGGTGTAGTTAATCTAGGTTCAGGACAGTTTTATAAAGCTGCGGGTGGAAATATTGGGTTAGGTACTACTAGCCCAACATACGGAACTTTAGAAGTTGCACAAGGGAATGCTGGAAGTGTATCTGTAATTAACAATACTGTTGGTGCTTGGGCTTTCAGAAAAGTTCGTTCTGATGGTTCAACTGGAATGGGTATTTATGACGCAACTGGCTTTGGTGTGCCAGCCATTTATGTCAATGGCGCAGAAGGAATGCGTATTACTTCCTCTGGTGGTGTTTCTTTTGGCTCTAGTGGAACTAATTATGGAACAAGCGGTCAAGTATTAACCTCTGCTGGTAATGCTCCTCCTACTTGGACTACACCTACAACTGGAACAGTAACATCCGTAACTGGAACTTCTCCTATATCGTCAAGTGGTGGAGCTACTCCTGCTATCTCTTTAGATAACTCAGGGGTTACTGCAAATACCTATGGAAGTTCTTCTTCGATTCCAGTTATCACAGTCAATGCTAAAGGTTTACTTACATCGGTAACTACTGCTACACCAACCGTCAGCGCAACAAATATTACAACTGGAACTTTACCTTCAGCCCAACTTCCTGCTGGAAGCGTGTTGCAAGTGGTTAATGCTACTTACTCAACTATTGTAAGTAATTCAACATCAACCTATGCAGATACTAATTTAACTGCAACCATTACACCTAAGTTTGCTACAAGTAAAATTCTTGTTTTAGTAAATCAAAATGGGTGTAGAAAACAAACAAATGATACTTATATTCAATTAAGACTTGTAAGAGGTTCTACTGCAATTAGTACATTTGCTGGTGGAGCTGCTTACACAGGAACAACAACACCAAACGATATTGGCTCAATAAGCACTTGTTATTTAGATTCCCCCGGAACTACATCTGCAACTACATACAAAACACAATTAGCTAGTGGCTCAAACAATGCGCAGGTTAATGTGCAAACAGTAAGCGATACATCTACTATTACTTTAATGGAAATTGCGGCATGATTGATATTACTTCAGCTATTTATAAACTTTATCCTTCAGTAATTCGTACAGTAGGCGATATAGCTTACGATGCAGACGGCAATGAAGTTGCATACGATTTAGCCGCAGTTACAGCACAAGCTGAAGCGGATGCACAAGCAGCCATTGATACAAAGGCTTCTGCACTAGCTAAACTAGCCGCATTAGGTCTTACTCAAGACGAAGTTAAAGCGTTGATAGGATAATATGACAGACATTGACCCAATCGAGTACGGTAAGTTAGTTAATTCAGTAGAGAACTTAGAACGTAAAGTAGATGCTATGGAAGTAGACATTAAGAAGTTAGTAGCTATGGCAGAGCGTAGTAAAGGTTCTCTGTGGGCTTTGATGGGTGTTGCCTCAGTTGCTGGTGCGTTCATCAGTTATATTTCAGAGATGGTATTTAGAAAATAAACTATGCGCTCATTATCAGTCGGTAAGAACTTAGTAGCAAACACCAAGACAACCGTCTTTACGACACCTACACGACAAGTGGGTCGTTGGTTGTTAGCACATATTAGCAATCATACAAGCAATAACAAAGCAGTAAGTATGTGGTGGTACGATAAAAGTGAAAACACTGAGGTTGTTGTTATTGACCAATACTCTTTAGACGCTAAAAAGACTTTACAGTTTGGTGGTGGTAATATTTATGTTGCACTAGAAGAAGGTGATGAAATTCGTATTACTTCTGAAACAGGCTCAACAATGTCTATTATTGTTACTGTTGAGTTAGAATCAAATTCTGCAGTTCAGTATAGCCAATACTAAGGATTAATATGCCACTCAAATCAGGTAAATCACAGAAGACCATCTCTGCTAATATCCGTAAAGAGATGAAAAGCGGCAAACCTCAGAAACAAGCCATCGCTATTGCTTTAAGTAAAGCTGGACAATCTAAACCCCAACCCAAGAAAAGGAAGTAATTATGCCAATGGTCAAAGACAAGAAGTTCCCTTACACCGCTAAGGGTAAGAAAGAAGCTAAGTCGTATGCAATGAAGACTGGTGCTAAGATGACTACTCCTAAAGCTAAACCAGCTAAGAAGATGGGTTCGATGCGTGGCTACTAAACCCGGATTGTACGCCAATATCGCAGCCAAGAAAGCTCGTATCAAGGCTGGCTCAGGTGAAAAGATGCGTAAGGTAGGTTCTAAAGGCGCTCCTTCGGCTAAAGACTTTAAGGATGCTGCTAAGACAGCAAAGAAGAAGTAATGCCTAAGAAAGCCTTTCAGAACCCTGAAGGTGGTCTCAATCAAAAAGGACGAGACTACTACAATAAGACTACAGGTTCTAAGCTCAAGCCGCCAGTGTCTGCTAAGGAGGCTGCAAAGTCGCCTAAAGCGGCTGGACGGCGTAAGAGCTTCTGCGCCCGGATGGGCGGTGTAGCAGGTCCTATGAAGGACGACAAGGGTAAACCAACCCGTAAAGCATTGGCATTAAAAAAGTGGGATTGTTAAAAAAACACTTGCTTTTTATGTAAAAGTATGATATACTTGGAAAAATATGGCAACTAAAAACTACTTAGAACTTACAAACGAAGTGCTGATTCGACTGCGTGAGCCAGAGGCTTCCTCAGTATCGGATAACGCCTATGTCAAACTCATTGCAAAGTATGTAAACGACTCTAAGCGTCAAGTGGAGGATGCTTACAACTGGAACGCTCTTTCAGAGACTTTATCGGCTGTCACCGCTGTTGACATCTTTAACTATGTCTTAACAGGCACAGGTCAACGCTTTCGTGTTATTGATGTGTTGAATGACACAAGCAATGTTGTGATGAGGAACGCTGCTACTCGTTGGATGAACGACCAGTTCTTAATCGCTAGTCCAGCTAAAGGTTCTCCTTATTATTATAACTTTAACGGTACCAACAGTGATGGTGATACTCAGGTAGATTTATACCCTATCCCTAACGGTGTGTACAACATTCGCTTTAACGTGATTCGTCCACAGGTTGAGTTAGTAACCAACGCAGACAAACTGTTAGTTCCGCACGAGCCTGTCATCCTTGCTGCTTTAGCAAGAGCGCAAGCAGAGCGTGGCGAAGACGGCGGTGTACAGTCTGCAGAGACCTATGCACTGTTTAAACAAAGCCTTGCTGATGCTATTGGCTTAGAGTCTGCACGGTATGTAGAAGAAGAAGCGTGGTATCCCATCTAATGGCTGGACAACTACAAACTTCTTCGATTGCAGCGCCGGGGTTCTATGGTTTGAATTTGCAGGAAAGTAGCATTACGCTGTCTTCTGGGTTTGCGCTTAAAGCACAGAATTGCGTTATTGACCGCTATGGTCGTATTGGTGCTCGTCGTGGTTGGACTCCTCAGAACGCTGTTAATGCTGACTTAGGCTCAAACCCGATTGAATCAATGATGGAGGTAGTAGATGGTGGAAGCAATACAATTATATCGGCTGGTAATAACAAGTTATTCACTGGTCGTGCAACACTTACACAACGTCTTGTCCGAAATGCAGACAATTCAGGAAACGCTAGTTACACGATAACAGGCAACAACTGGCAGATGGCAGCAATGCCATATGGCGATGTTAATGACTTTCAGCCTCATGCTTATCTTGCACAGGCTGCACATCCAATGTTAGTGTGGCATGAGTTGCCCGTATCTGGTGGAGACCCACACGACCACGACTCAGGAACCTTTGGGTTTCAACAAGTAGGTGATGTTGGTACATTACCAGCAAACCATAATACTGCATCGTTTAAACCTAATGCTGTGTTTTCTGGCTTTGGTCGTATTTGGGTTGGTAACATCGTAGGTGATATACAGACAGTGTACTTCAGTGATTTGCTACGTGGTTCAGACTTTACAACTGGCTCTGCTGGATACTTAAACTTACAAGAAGTATTCCCTAACGGGGATAACATTGTCGCTATCTCAGGACACAACGGATTCTTAGTTATCTTTGGTCGTAACAACATCGCTATCTATGAGAATCCAATCGACACCAGTAGTTTACGTCTTGTTGAGTGTATTTACAACGTAGGCTGTATTGCTCGTGATTCAGTTCAGAACATCGGCACAGATATTCTATTCTTGTCTGACAGCGGTGTACGCAGCCTTGCTCGTGTGATTCAAGAGAAGTCATTACCAATGAACGACATCTCTAAGAATGTTCGTGACGACTTAATGGCTAACGTATTTGCTGAAGCAGACTTAGGTAAGATTAGAAGTATTTATCACGACAGAGACGCTATCTATTTGCTTTCGTTACCTACTACACGCTTTGTCTATTGCTTTGATACTCGCTCACGCTTACAAGACGGTTCTGCTCGTGTCACCATTTGGGATAGCTTACAACCTAAGTCATTCTGCATTACACAGGCTAAAGAGTTACTCATTGGACAAACATCATACATAGGTAAATACTTTGGTCATTCTGACAATGGTACAGCGTATCGCTTACAGTATTACACTAACTATTTTGACTTTGATGCTTCTACGAAGCTAAAGATTCTCAAGAAGATTGGTTGGGTTCTTATTGGCGGCACAAACCAAGCAGTTGCTGTTAAGTGGGGCTTTGACTACACTGAAGGTTATCAAGCAACAACATATGAACTGGACCCAGCAGTAGTCTATGAATACGGTGTTGGTGAATATAACATCGCTGAATACAGCTCAGGAATCGTTATTGACCGATTCTCTATTAATGCTGGTGGTCAAGGTACGATTATGCAACTCGGATTAGAAGCAGACATCAACGGTAATCCTTTGTCTATTCAGAAAATAGACGTTGCCGTTAAAGCAGGTAAAACTTTAGTTTAAGGAATAGACATGGCAGATTACAACAAATCGACTAACTTCACAGCCAAAGACACTTTACCAACAGGAAATGCTGGTAAGATTGTTAAAGGCACTGAGATTGATACAGAGTTTACTGCAATCTCATCGGCGATTGCATCAAAGGCGGATATTAACAGTCCTTCGTTTACAGGTACTCCTGTAGCACCTACAGCATCTGCTGGTACAAACACAACACAGTTAGCGACCACAGCGTTCGTTACTGCTGCACTAGGGGCTATTTATCCTGTAGGTTCTATCTATATTAATGCCACTAGCTCTTCTAATCCAAATACACTCTTAGGATTTGGTACATGGACTGCCTTTGGCGCAGGTCGTGTCATGGTTGGTTTAGATGCTTCGGACGCACTGTTTGATACTGCGGAAGAAACTGGCGGTTCTAAGAACGCTACTCTTGTATCTCATACACACACAGCAACTGTTACCGACCCCGGACACAATCACAGCATAGCTGCTGGTTTAACTGGTTCAGACCTTGTTGGTGGTGGCTCAAATCAAATTTTTACTAGAACCACATCACCAAGCACTACTGGAACAGCAACAACTGGAATTACTGTAGCAAACAGCACAGAAGGTGCTAGTGCAACTAACGCTAACGTACAGCCGTTTATCGTAGTACGGATGTGGAAAAGGACGGCGTGAGTTTTAAAGTACCAGTCGTTATTCGTGAAGACTACACTATGTTACTAGAACTTCACAATAATTTGATATGGTTTCACACTGATGTACGAAAGTGGACACCAGCAGTAAAGACAAAGTATTTAGAAGATTTAAATTTATTACAACATCTTGTGTCTGTTCCTTTAGTGGCTTTAATAGAAGAAACAAATACAAAGTTAGTGAAGTTTAGTAAAACAATCGGTTTTAAGTTTACACAACATTCTTCAGGGCAGGATAATAAAATGTATTATATATATAGTAGGAGTCTATAATGGGTGGATTAGTCGGTTCAGCATTAGGTCTGGTTGGTGGTTTAATATCTGGCGGTAAATCCGCAGATGCTTCTAGAGGACAAGCAGAAGCATTACGAGCTGCTGGAGACCGTGCCTCTGCAATGGCTGCGTTTAATCCTTATGGGATGACTACTAACTTTGGTACGTCTACGTTTGATGGCGGCAGAGGTGGTTATACACTATCGCCAGAATTACAGGCTATATCCGATAGATTGATGGGTTATGCTGGTGGATACGACCCAACACGAGTAGCGGCTGCTGCCGAACCTTTATATAGCGGCGCTGCTGGTCTATTCGGACGAGGAGCTGATTATTTAGGTCAATCGCCTGAACAAGTTTCTGCTAAGTATATGGCAGACCAACAGGCTTTGTTACAGCCTTCAAGAGCAGCGGATTTTGCTCGATTACAGTCTACTAACTATGGTCGTGGTACAGGTGGATTAGGTATTAATACAGGAACTGGCGGCGCTCCTGCTAATCCTTTAGCACAGGCACTATTTAATGCTCAAGGTCGTCAAGACTTAGAACTTGCTGCTAGAGCAGACCAAGCTGCTATGGATAGAGCTAAGTTTGCTGCTGGGTTGTTCGGCACTGGTGGAGAAATTCTCGGTGCTGTGCCTAGACTAACAACTGCTGGCTATGCTCCACTAGAGACGCAGTTAAATCTATTAGGTACTACAGAAAAGTTAGGACAACAGCCTTTCTTATTGTCTCAAGAGTTGGCAAAGAACTATTCTACCGCAGGTGCAAACGCAGGTCGATTGTTCCTAGAGCCGCAAGGTGCAGCAGCAACCGCATATGGTAAATATCAAGGTTATAGCCCAATGGGTACGTTCCTAAGCGGTGCTGGTTCAGCAATCGGTGGTGGAGGTGGTGGCGCAGGAAGCAGTTGGTTTAGTAGTTTGTTTAACCAAGGTCCCGAACTGTTGGCAGGATAAGGAAAAATCATGGCAGAAATCGTAGGTAGTTTATTCGGAGTATCTCCTGAGCAATTAATGCGTCAGCGTCAAGCAACGGACGCATCTAATGCGTTTCGTTACGCACAGTTAGACCCGTTAGAGCAAGCTAAAATGTCTATCTATCAAGGCGCTGCTGGTGTAGGAAGGGGCGTACAAGGTTTACTTGGTGGCGACCCTGAGTTAGAGAAAATATCACAGATTAAACAACTGTCTTCACAGTTTGATTTAACAACCGCTGATGGTGCTAGGAAGTTTGCTCAAGCATTGCAACCGTTTGCTCCGCAAGAAGCAATGATGGCTGCTCGTGAAGCAGAGCGTATGGAACAGGCTGGACTAACTCGTCAGAAGACTGCGGGAGAAATTCAAAGGGCAGAAGCGGTTGCCGCTAAAGCGGAACTATCAACAGCTCAAGAAGAAAGACTAAGAGCAGAATTGTCTGCACTAGGTCCAAACGCAACAGAGCAACAGATTCTTAGCGTTGTAACTAAGTATGGCTCTCCTGATAAGATTCTACAAGTATTAACACAATCGCAAGACAGACGGGCTAGAATTGCTGCCGCTGCTGCTGGTAAAGCTGAAGCACCTCCAAAACCACTCTCAGCTAGTTTACAAAAGAGTGAAGACAAAGATATTGAAGCTATTGATACTTACCTAGCGCAAGGTGAGGCACTGAAGCCATCTATTTTGAATTTAACTCCAGATTCTAAAGGTGTCCGTACATTAGAATTAGGACCTGCAAAGAACGCTAAATACATTGCTCAAAATGCACTAGGTAACTCTACTCCTGAAAGCCGTGCATACGAGGCATTAAAGTCTGCCGTTGATACAGCAGTTAATTTACAAGTTAGTGCTGAAAAAGGTGTACAAACCGACAAGGACGTACTGCGTTTTGCTAATGCGTTAATTGCTGCTTATGGTCGTAATGATACAGAAGCTACATTGCAAGCACTAAAGCGATACAACGAAGCTCTTGATAAAGCAAAAACTCGTACAGAGGCTCGTGTTGACCAGCGCCGTGTATCTCAAAAAGTTGAACCATTGTTTGGCGGTCAGCAACGACCTGCACCAACTCAACCAGAAAAACCAACTACTGCTAAAACACGAACACTCAAGTCAGGTGTTACCGTAACTATTGAGGATTAATAATGCCTAAGTATACAATCAATGGTGTAGTTTATAACTCACCAACCGAATTGTCAGATGCAGATTTAGAAGAATTAGCTGGTGGACAACCTCAAGCAACACCAACACTAGCGCCTGTCCCTGCTGCGCCAACAGCACAGCCACGGTCAACAGGACAGGAACTTTTGCGTCAAGTGGGTCTGACAGGTCGTGCAGCCTACGAAGCGTTTACTTCTCCTGCAACGATGGCTTTAGAAGCAGTTAGAAGCGGTGTTAATTTAGGCGCACAAGCACTTGGTTCAGACTATCGCATGGCTTCTCCTGCTGCAGCACAGAGTCGGATGCTGACACAAGCAGGTGTTCCTGAACCTGAGAACGCAATCGAAAGAGCAGTTCAGTCTGGTACACAGGCAATGGCAAGTACTGCTGGTTTAGCCAAGTTAGCCCCCAATGTTCCTATTCTTGCTGCAGACTTAATTCGTCAAGTTCCTGCATCTGCTGCTGCTGGCTTAGTAGCACAGCCAACTGCTGAAGTGGTTAAAGAAGTGACAGGTAGCGACACTGCTGCAACGATTGCTGGTATCTTAACTGGCACAGTAGTTGCGGCTGCGACAGGTAAAGGTATTGACTATAAATATCGTCCTCGTGAAACTATTGCTCAGGTTAAAGACAGAGCAGCGCAGTCTTATCAAGCAGTGGATGACGCAGGTATTACACTGAAGCCTGAGAGTGTGCAGAATATGTTTAAGAACATTGGTACAGCATTAGATGATGCTCGTATGGTTCCGGGTACAGATTCTGCTAGAGAAGTTACTGCTCGTCTAAATGAAATGGCTCGAGTGCTTGGAGATAGTCCTGTACTGCCTTTCAGTTCGTTAGACAAGATGAGAGCAATGCTGAACGACTTAAAAGGAAGCGCAGACCCTGATGTACGTCGCTTAGGTAGTGTTGCTGTAACAAGAGTAGATGACTATATTAGCAATATCTCAGGTAAAGATATTGTTGCTGGTCGAGATGGACTTGATAAAGCAGTAAAAGATGTTATGTCGGCTCGTAAAGACTGGCGTAATTCAAGTCGGGCGCAGACGCTTGAAGATGCCTTGAATGTAGCAGAAGTAAGAGCCATTGACCCTAAAGCATCTGAGAGCGAGTTAATCCGTCGTGGTTTTATAAACTTAGCTGCAAACAAAGACAAGATGAAACTGTTTACCACGGCAGAACAAAACATCATTAAATCAGTAGCCAAAGGCGGTCCGTTCGACTCTGTCTTGACGATGATTTCAAGGTTTAGTCCTTTACGGTCTCAACTTGCCGCTGCTGGCGGAGCTGCTGTCTATACACAGTCTCCGACTGCTGCGATTGCACTCTCTGGCGGTGGGTTAACTGCTGACTTGTTGCAAGGAGCATTGCGTAGACGTGCGGCTCAGTCGGCTGTTCAGGAGATTGCTGCAGGAGCAACACCAAGAGCGCCAAGTTCAGCGTATCAAGGTTTACTCACAGGCGCTTTAAACCCACCACAAGGCTCGGTATCTGTTCAAGGCATTAGCGATGCAGAGTTACAGCGTCTTCTGACACAATAATAATACACACTATACACACAATGAATAACTATGTCAGACCAATACGGAATAAACGAAGGAGTCAAGACCTTAACCGGTAGCTTAGATGCTGCTCGTGTAAGTGCTAAATCATTAACCAAAAGTATTGAGAACGTCCAGAAGGACGGTGCAGAAGTAGCTCAACAGAAAGCTGCTGAGAGGCGTAAAGAACAACAGTTTGTCCCTGACACTACCGTTGTGAAGGCTCTTAAAGAATACGAATTAGTCCAAGAAGTAAAGAAGATGGAACTTCGTATGAAAGCAGAAGTAGTGAACAAATATGGTCCTAAAGCATGGGACGATGTTCTGGTCATTAAACAAAGAATAATGAAACAAGAAGCACAAAACAAGAAACTGTTTGATGCAGATATGCAAGCAGTTCGTCGAGTCCAACTCTATTGCTTCTTAGTTGCCGCAGTAGTTTCTTATCTTATCGTCTGGGGAGACAAGTAATGCTAACACTAATTTCAACCGCCTTATCATTCCTAATGGGTGGTTTACCTAAACTGATGGACTTCTTTCAGGACAAGTCTGATAAGTCGCATGAGCTAGAACTGGCTCGTATGCAGACTGAAAGAGAACTACAGATGATGGAGCGTGGCTTTATTGCTCAGGCTCGGATAGAGGAGATTAGGACAGAGCAAGTTCAGATGGAGACACAAGCTCAGGAACGCTCTGCAATGTACGCTCATGACATCGCTATAGGTCAGGGTGCTAGTCAGTGGGTTATCAACCTCAGAGCCTCTGTAAGACCGATGGTGACCTATTTGTTTGTCTTCCTATTGATAGTGGTTGACATTGCTTCTATCTGGTGGGCTTGGTCTTCTGGTACTGCTTTTGTTGAAGCTATCCCAATGGTGTTTGATGCAGATGAAATGCAAATTCTAGCTTCTATTATTGCTTTCTGGTTCGGTACACAAGCCTTCTCTAAAAAATGAAAGTAAGCGACAAAGCCCTTGAGGTAATCCGTCACCACGAGGGTGTAAGGACTAAGCCGTATCAGTGTCCTGCCCTCTTGTGGACTATCGGTGTAGGTCATGTTATTGACCCCAACCATGGTCGTATTCCTTTAGCGGAGCGTAAAGCACTGCCTATCCCGGAAGGATGGAATAGGACAATAACAATGAAAGAAGTAGATGACATTCTTAGAGATGACCTTACTCGCTTTGAACGAGGTGTCGAACGATACTGTCCTGTTCCTCTTACACAAGGGCAGTTCGATGCTCTTGTCAGTTTTAGCTTCAATGTGGGTCTTGGAACACTACAGCGTTCAACCCTCCGTCAGAAGGTGCTTCGTGGAGACATGGAAGGCGCTGCGGACGAGTTTCTCAAGTACACGATAGGTGGCGGTAAGGTTCTAAAAGGATTAGTTACTCGTCGCAATGACGAAAGAGCGATGTTTGTCTCATAAAAAAGACAGCCCCGAAGGGCTGCCATCAAGCACTACAACACACAAGGAATTAGATAGAGCATCCACCAGCGGTGCAACTTAACATTTGAGCGCCTTCGACATTATCGTCATACTCTTTGAAGTTCTCCCAATCTACTGTATCAGGAACTAACGACTTTAACTTGTTGTAAGTTTCTTCGTCACATTCTTCATAAGGTGCTTGCTTGTAAGTGCCGCCATCCATCGGTAGGAACGACACACCTGTAACCTCATCAAAATGCTTAAATGTCCATGCTCCGACATCCATCCATTCTTTCTCCAAGACAGAGATAGTTACTGACGGCTTATGCTCACAGTAGTGACGCTGGAAGATTAACCACAAGCGTAGATGCTGAATAGCAGTCAAGTCTTCACGCAGTAACGCACCATCAGCCACAGCAACAGGAAAACTAAATACTGTTGTTGACTCAGGCTTCATCACACAAGGCTCTGCAACAAATCCTGCTTGAATCATAAACTGTGTTAAAGGGTCTTTGTTATCAGCTCGTACACGGCGAATATAATACTTACTATGCTGAGGGTGGATGCCAGATGCGGTAGAGCAGAGTTGTGATACAGTTCCTTCCGGCTTAACAGCCGTGACCGCAACACTCTGATTGATTCCAATAGCACTAGCAAACTCAGCATTAGTAGCAACAGCAAGGTCACGAAGTTTCTCCAATCGAGCAGGTAATGATTCATCATCGGGGTTATTGAGTAGCGTGTTGTCGCAAATACCAGTCATCGATACACCTAAAAGCGCCTCCTCCTCGGTGTTCTTTTGCCAAATCTTACGCAAGTAAGGGAAGTCTGTAAGACTAGCTTGAAAAGTACCCAAAATGGTAGCAAGACGAATCTTGTTAGCAATGCTATCTTCAGTATCATCAGAACGAATGATGCAAGAGGATAGATTACAGAATTGGTAAGGACGGAGAATAATCTCTGAACAGGGGTTTGTACCGAAAGCATACGACGCATCCCTACGACCATTCTTCGCAGCTTGCTTTTGACTTGCTTCACGATTGAAGATACCACGCTCACCGGAGTGTGATTCATAGATTGAACTCCATTCACGCATGAATTGACCAATAGATGGTGTCTCTAAGTATGACGCAGAGTTATTCGCCAATGCACGTTGTGCTTGACCGTCCCACCAGTTACCTGCTTTAGCATGAGCCATCTTGTCGTCTGACAAATCAGACAGGCTAATCATTGCTGACCGTCGGACTCCACCCACAACAACAACTTCCCCGATTTTGCACAGAATATCAT